GAATGCGACTTTGGTCAAGCGGCTGAGATAAAAGAATTCTTTTCGTTCTTTGTTCCGGGTTACCAATGGATGCCTGCGTTTAAGCGTAGAATCTGGGATGGCAAGATACGATTGTTTGACACAAATACTGGCGAGTTACCAGCTGGTCTTATTCACCACTTAGTAAAGTATATTGAGAGCCGTGGATATAACTATGAGTTAGTCAAAACACAGTATGGTACACCTTTAGAAGAACAAAGGCCAGATCCAAAAGAAGTAGTTCAATTCATTAAAACATTGAATCTTCCGTTTGATCCACGTGATTATCAGTTTATTGCAATCATGGAAGCATTACACAGAACTCGTGGTATTTTGCTATCGCCAACAGGAAGTGGTAAGTCTCTTATCATTTACGTATTAGCATGTTATTGGCTACAAATGTTAACTGATGGGTTACGCTATCCTAAAGCCGGCAGAGTGCTTGTTATTGTACCGACTACGTCTTTGGTTGAGCAAATGCACAATGACTTTATTCAGTACGGTTGCAGCGAAAAAGGTATACATAGAATATACTCAGGTAAAGATAAAACTTTTAATCAGGCAATATGTATTAGTACGTGGCAGTCAATTTATAAGTTACCAAAAGATTGGTATCAGCAGTTTGGTATGGTTATTGGCGATGAGTGCCATGGCTTTAAGTCTAAATCATTAATGAATATTATGAACAAAGCGACGGAGGCGAAGTATCGGTATGGAACGACAGGAACTTTGGATGGTACTCAAACACATGAGCTGGTGCTTCAGGGATTATTTGGTAAAACGTTTAAAGTTACCACTACGAAGAAGCTGCAGGACTCAGGTACTCTCGCTCAACTTAATATTAACCGACTCGTTCTTGATTATCCGAGCGAGGCCAGACGGGACTGTGAGCAAAAAAGTTATCAGGATGAGATAGAATATATTGTTACAAATGAAAAAAGAAACAGATTAATACGCAATCTTGCAATAGACCAAAAAGGTAACAGCCTTGTATTATTTAATTTTGTTGAGAAGCATGGAAAACCTTTATTCGACTTAATTCAAGATAAAGCTGATGAGAGTCGCAAAGTTTTTTTCGTGTCAGGAAGTGTTGCCACATCAGACCGCGAAGCTATTCGTGGCATAGTGGAGAAACAGAAAAATGCTATCATCGTCGCTAGTTTGGGCACTTTCAGTACTGGGATTAACATCCGTAATTTGCATAATATTATCTTCGCGTCTCCTTCGAAATCGCAAATCAGAGTTCTTCAGTCAATTGGACGAGGATTAAGAAAGTCCGACAACGAAGAGCCAACCACTTTGTATGATGTTATAGATAACATTAGCACTGATAATCGAAAGAATTTTGCTTGGCTCCATGGAGAAGAGCGTCTTAGGATTTATCACAATGAACGGTTCAACCACAAGACTTATAAGGTACCACTATGAGCAAGCTAAACTTTAAGCAGTTTAAACTTACTAACGGAGAAGAGATTATTGCTGACGTTCTTGAAACAGAAGAGGACATCTTAATTATTAGAGCAGCTATGAAAATTGTTGAAGTTGAACACTTAGAAGAAGGATATAGCTACTTTGCGTTCAGGCCGTTTATTTCTTTTCAAGATAATGTAGACACACTACAACTTCTTGGATCTCAGCATATCATCACAGAAACTACTCCATCACACAATCTTTTAAAGCACTATGCAAGTGCAGTAGGTAAGATGTCCAAGTTTCTCAAAGGTGGTAAAACTTTAGAAGAATTTGAATGCATGTCTGAAGAAGAAGTAGAGGGTTATATTCAAGACTTTTTAGATCGAGAGTTAGAAGAAGCTGCACTAGATGGTTTGTTAAACGAAGAAGAGGACGAAGATCTCGGAGAAAACGTAATACGGTTTAATCCTAGAAATGAACCGGATGGAACGCTACATTAAGAGTATACTCCTTCCCTCCGAATTCTTACTTTATTATACCATATTAATGCGGTTCTGTAAACAAGATAATGAGCAAATCAAAAGAATAAATATGCGAATCATAATGTAATTTAGGTATGTACAAACGTGCTCAAACGTTGTATAATAATACTTAATAATGAAGGAGACCCTTAAATGCGGACCAAACGAGCAAGCATTCATTACGTAAATAATGCAGACTTCTCTCAAGCAGTAGTCGATTATGTAAGTACCGTTAATGAAGCTAAAGAAACAAAAATAGAGATTCCTAAAGTACCAGACTACGTGGCACAATGTTTTCTACGTATCGCTGAAGGGTTATCGCACAAAGCTAATTTTATACGTTACACGTATCGTGAAGAAATGGTTATGGATGCGGTTGAAAACTGCTTGAAGGCTATCAATAATTATGATATTGAAGCAGCAACCAGAACTGGAAAACCAAATGCTTTTGCATACTTTACTCAAATTACTTGGTACGCGTTCCTCCGAAGAATCGCAAAAGAAAAAAAGCAGCAAGAAATCAAAATAAAGTTTATTGCTAATTCTGGTGTTGAAGACTATATGATTGATACGAATGGAGATGCTACTTCTGGTTTAGTGGCAGGTGCTTTTGTTGATACATTAAAATCCAGAATTGATAAGATTAAGTATGTAGATTCTGAAATTAAAGAATATGCTAAAGTTGAGAAGAAAAGAAAGAAGCGTACTATTAGCGCTGATTCTGATCTGTCGGAGTTCCTTGAATGAAGAAGATTTGGAATAATATTAAATCTTACTATCTGACACACGACGGAATAGAAATGCTTTTATTTGCATGTGTGTTTAGCTGTTTTGGATTTATAGCTTATCATGTCATAACTGGAATCATAGGAAGGTTCTTTTGAAAGTAGCAGTATTAAACGACACTCACACTGGTATACGAAACTCATCTCAAATATTTCTCGATAATGCTAAAGACTTTTACGAAAAGGTTTTCTTTCCAGTATGCGAAGAACATGAGATAACTCAGATTCTGCACCTAGGTGATTATTACGATAATCGTAAAGTAGTAAACATAAAAGCCTTGAATCATAACCGTAAGCACTTCTTGCAAGAGATGCGCAAACGCAATATGGTGATGGATATTATTCCCGGCAACCATGATACTTACTTTAAGAATACTAATGACTTAAATAGCCTGAAAGAGCTACTCGGCCATTTTATGAATGAAGTTAGTATTGTAATGGAACCAAAGGTGATTGAGTACGGTTCTTTGAAGGTAGCTATGTTACCGTGGATCACTAACGAAAATTACGATAAGTCTATGGAGTTTGTAGCTAATTGTAAAGCCGATTGGTTAGCTGGTCATCTTGAACTAACTGGGTTTGAGATGATGCGAGGCTTAGAAAATAAGCATGGCATGGCTAGTGATCTATTCAAACGCTTTGAACTTGTAATGACTGGCCATTTCCATGTATCGTCACGTAAAGATAATATCTGGTACCTTGGCTCACAAATGGAATTCTTTTGGTCTGACGCTCATGATCCTAAATACTTCCACATTATAGATACTGAAACTCGTGAAGTTACAAAAGTACGCAATCCTTACACTTTGTTTCATAAAATTGTTTACAACGACAAAGAAACCGATTATAATAACTATAACGTGGAAGAACTTGGTGGCAAGTTTGTAAAAGTAGTAGTTGTTGAAAAACAAGATCAATTTAGCTTTGATCGGTTTATTGATAGAGTACAAAACCAAGACGTATATGACTTAAAAATATCTGAGAACTTTAACGAGTTCATAGGTGCTAATGTTGAAGATGAAGGCCTTGATATAGACGATACTCCACAACTAATGGACGACTATATTGAGGGTGTTGAAACTGATCTTGATAAAGACAAGATCAAAGTAATGATGAGAGACTTGATGACTCAAGCTCAAGCGCTAGAAATTGTATGATAAACTTTCTGAATATTAAGTATAAGAACTTTCTATCAACCGGTAATACTTGGACTGAACTAGATTTTACTAAGCATAAGACCACACTCGTTGTTGGTCAAAATGGTTCAGGCAAATCTACTATGTTGGATGCTATATCATTCGCGTTGTTTGGTAAAGCACATCGGAAGATTGGTAAGTTACAACTAATCAACTCAATCAATGGTAAAGGCAGCTTAGTTGAAGTTGAGTTTACTGTTGGTGCTGCACATTTCAAAGTGGTACGTGGTGATCGACCAGTTAAGTTTGAAATCTATAAGAATAACGAACTAGTAAATCAGTCATCGCATTCTAAAGAATACCAACGTATTCTTGAACAAAACATATTAAAGCTAAACCACAAATCTTTTCATCAGGTTGTGGTA